ACCATCTAGGCGGGGCGGTTGGCACATCAGAACCCAGCCATTAAACTCAAACGATGCGCGTAGGTAGTCGGTAGCACTTTGACCACCGTGGGCGCCGCCGTGATCCGCGTGCCGATTTCATTCGGAGCCGCCTTCATGTACACCCGCGTAATCGCCCGGTCTTTCTTGCGCTCGATCATGCGCGCAATCGTCGCGCGCTCACGCCGAAACTTTAGCGTTTTCAAGTCGATCATTTCCCGCGTACCGTCTACGTTGTAGGCAGGAATGTTCTTTCGTGCGAGCTTCAGTTCGTCCAAACACGGCTCCTCGAAAACGTTATGCGCTTTGCGCTTGCGACGTCTACCACCACTACAAACCCCGTCGGAGGCTAAGCCCAGCTAGTCGGCAACAATCACCGGGCCTGAAATAAGCGTGCCATGGTTCCGCTTTTATGTTCAACCCTTTACCCACAACTTATCCACAACTTGTCTCTTCTCCGCCAAATCCTCATCGGCGAACCGCGAGTCAATCGCCGCAACTCCCGTGATTACCGACGTGTGGTGCATCCCGAAAAATCGCCCAATTTGCGAGTATTCCATACCAAGCCGCTTGGCCAAGTACCACCACGCCACACGCCGCGGAAGAACCAGCTCTGGCACGCGCGAACGAAGCATCATCTGGCCAGGGTGTAGGTCGTAGGCGCGCTCTACGGCCGCAACGACTTGGGCCTTCGTGGGCCTCATAGCCAACCGCCTTCACACTTGCAGCGCCCGCTGAAGTGGTATGGCTGCATCGCCTTGCTCCCGTCCTCGTTCACCATGCCGCGAATCTCCCGCCAGATCGTGCGCCGCACCCAGCCACCAGCACAGTGCGACGGATGGCGGCCGTCTTCGTCCTCGTAGTGCCAGCCGTCGAACACTTTTCCGCAACCGCGCTTGGAGCTGATCGGCGCTGGGGTGTCGTACTGGTCGTCACGCTGCGCCCGTATCCACAACCGCAACTCCCCTGGGGATGGCACGCGGTTGGTATCGACGTTAGCGGCCCGCCCTACGTCAGAAAGCAACGCGGTGATGGCAGACTCCGCCTCCATGTCAGAACGCGCCTCTTGTGCCACCGCTACGTAAAGCTCGCGGTATCCAGACTCCGTGAGTGCTGAGAAAAATGGCAGGCAGTCCAGCCGGTTCACTAATCGAGCCGCTTCATGTTGTCCGATCACATCGCCTCCTTTGGCGGTAGAGCAAACCGAGTCTCGGGACGGCGGGCTATCTGCGGTTGAGGAACTGGCTTTTTCCAGCCGGAGCCATGAAGCCATTTCGCGAGGTCGGGAGCGAACTGTAGCCCGTTGGCGTTCCAGTAGTCGCACCATGCGCAGAGCCCAAGCCACACGCAACCCATGAACTCCCCGTAGCGGTGCTCGTCTTCGCTTAGGCGGTGCCAGTTGTCCGCGCAGAATGTGGCCACGAAGCGCTCGTCTGATGGCTTGGGGTGCTTGTCCCGCAACTTCACCACCCAACCCTCAACCGGGGTGCTTTGCGGGTAGTCGTTCAGCGACAGTTGGCGTTGCTTATTATCTGTCTCTGTATCTGTACTCTGTACTCTGAGGGCGTTGCGAAGACGTTCTTGCAACGTTGCATCAGCGTCGCAAGCAACACCCTTTTTTTGTTGCCGATGACGGCGCGACCGCTCAGTAGAGTTATCGCTTTCATACTGGAACTTTGACCAGTTATGTGGTTGATATGTTGAGCCTTGCTGGTCAAGTAAACCAGCCAAACACAGCGCCTCAATATGCTTTTGCAGCACGTCCTCGCGCAGATGCAATTCAAAGGCTAGGGCGGGCAAAGGCGATAGCGTGCCGTCGTTTTTTTTGGCGTTGCAGAGGCACAGCACCCAGGTTTTAAAGTGAGTGCAGTCCAATTGCATGACCTTGTGGTCGCTGGCTAACGTGTCGTAAAGTCTCAACCAGGCCATCGCATGGCCTCGTTTCGTCGTCCCATCGCTCCCTCTTTCCGGCCGCGTCGGCATATCGGCCCCGTCTACTTCGCCCGCATCAGCCGTTTCAGCACGGCCGCCTGATTCCTACCCGCTCGCCCATCGCTGGGCGTTGTCGCCATCACGTAGCGCCGCCCGTTTGGCAGCCGCCACACCTGATGATTCTTCTGGCGCACCAGCACGGCGCCGGCGCGCTTGAGTTGGTCCAGGATGGTCATGGCCGCAACCGCTCCCACTCGGCAATCACCACCCGCGCCGCTTCCTCGGCCGAATTGACCGTGGCGAGTTGCCCGGCCCATTTCGCGTGCCAGTCGCGCTCGTCACCGGTGAGCGCTTGCGCCGATGGCGGTTTCGTCCCGTCCTTCAGTTCGAGTAGCACGTTCAGACCGCGCCAGCCTACCAATAGGTCCGGGATGCCCTTTCCCATCGGCGAGAGAATGCAGACGGACATCCCCAGCGCGCGCAGATAGGCCACCACGGCGTTTTGGTTGGCGTCGATGCGGCCGTTGCGCCTCATGGCTTGCCCTTCTCTGCCATGCAAAACGCAAAGCGTACGGCGTTCTCCCAGTATTCATAGTTGCCAAATAGCCTGTCGTCATACCAGACTTGCCATCGAATGTGGCCCATGAACATGCGCACGCCTTTGACGGTGATCTTATTTTTGTTCACTTCATCCCTCCACCGCCGCCAAAACCGCCAGCATCACGGCCTCGGACCACACCCGCGCGTTACCCTCAGCCTTCGCCTTCGTGATCGTATGCTTCAGCCGCACGCAAAACGTATGGCTGGCCGCGGTCCACCAGCCATCAACACGCCACCCGTCCATCTGTATCGCCGCCAGCACCATCGCCGCGGCTGCGGGGTCGCGCGGCCAGTCGGGGATAACGCAATCACAAAGCCATTTTGGCCGCTGTCCGGGGTCGGTCAGCCATAGTCGGCCTTCAAACTCGAATACCTGCCACTCCATCACCCGTTCAGCGATCAGGCGAGATTCAGCTAAGTTCCAGGGGCGGGTCATAGTTGGGCCTCTTGCTCCAAAAGAAACTCCTCCGCGAACCAGTCACCCATTCCCAGCTCCGCCAGCGGGTGCCCGTCCGCGATGTACCGCGCTGCCGCTTCGCGCTGCTCGCGCTGGGCGGTGGCGATGGGGTTGTCAGTCGATGGCATCAAATAACCCTCCCTGCGCGCCGGCGTATGCCTCCGCGCTCTCTAAGTGCTTGATGGCCGTTGAAAAGTAACCCGGCTTCAACTCGATGCCGATGAACTTGCGCCCCTCGTCCAGCGCGACAAACCCCTCTGAGCCGACGCCAGCGAACGGAGACAATACGACATCTCCGGGCGACGACCACAGTTCCAGGCACCGGCGAATCAACCCGAGCTGCAGCGGGCAGATGTGCTTTTCGTCCTTTTCATCGCGGGCGATGCGAAAGTTGAGCACGTCCGTTTGGTCGATATCCCACCAGACCGGCTCCGCGTATCGCCGCCAAATCTCCACGCTGGTCCGCCCGTCGCGGCCTTTGCGGGCGTATTTCGAAGGGTGCTGGTCGGTTTCGCGCGGATCTTGCGCCTGGTCGCCAATGTATCGAGTAAACCCGTTCGGGCGCTCGATTGGCTTCGTGCTAAGATTGTCACCGGGCGGTGTCTTGCGGAACGCCAACACGTAGTCCGCCATGCCCTGCCGTATCTGCGACGAGTCGCGCATGACGGTCTTGTGCAGTAGCCCGTTGTTATTCGTGCGCTCGCGCTCGGTTACCGGGCACTTCCACACCGTCACGCGGCTATGGAACGTCCACCCGGCGCGCTCCATAGCGGCGATGCACTGGCCTGGAAAGTCTCGCAATCCGCTCGCCCCGTCGCTGTTCCGGTACGTCGGCAGGTCTTTGACGTGCATCACACACAACCGGCCCGTCGTCGTCACGCGAAGCAGTTCCGGCGCGAGGAATCCGAAGTGCGCAAAGAACTCCTCGTCGCTCGCGCAGTTGCCCATATCGGCCTCTGAATCCGAATAGGTGTACAGGCTGGAAAACGGCGGCGAAAACACCGTCATATGTACCGACTCGTCGGGTATACCCTTGATAACTTCGCAGCAGTCGCCGTTGTAAAGCGCCCAGTTGCGGCCGTGCCGCTCGTCTAAAATGCTGAAATTCTCGACCATTAGATCCACCTCGGAAGATTCATTTGCTTTGTGCCGACGGCCGATGCAAGCTGGCGCCTCCCGGTACCGTTTTGAATTGCCGCCATCGCATGAACCATGGCCGCTTTCATCTCTTCGTGCTTTTTCTGCTTTTGTCGGATCGTTTTAAGGACAGGCCCTTCTGTCTCCGCAATGACCATGTAGGCGTCAACCGGCCGCGTCTGCCCAAACCTCCAGGACCGCCGCACGGCCTGATAGAACTGTTCGTATGAGTAGGACAGGCCACAAAAGATGTGTTTATTGCAGTGCTGCCAGTTCATGCCGAAACCAGCGATTGACGGCTTCGTGACGATGCGCTGGAACGCGCCGTTAGTGAAGCCGAGTAACTTCTCTTCCTTCGCCTCCGTCCGCTCATCGCCGCGCACCTCGATGGCCCCGTCGATAACGCGCATTAGTTCGTCAGCCTCGTAGTTTGTGTTGCACCAGATGCACCACGGATCTGTGGAGTCGCCGATAATCTCCGCCACCCGTGCCGCTCGCGTCGGCGCCGTCAGCCGCATCTCCCGATGTAAGCCTGTCGCCGATACATCAGCCACCCGGAACAGTTGGCCATTGGCGTTGATGGATTGATCGACAGAGACGATCTCCTCATGGATATTGAGAGCGGGCATCACCCACCCGTCATCAGAAAACCCAAGGTCCGACGGCTTTTCCATGCACACTGACCAAGACGCCACCCAGCGCCAGTAGTCCGCCTCTGCGTGTCCTTTCAGCCGGTAGCCGCCCGCCTTCATGGTGTCGTTCAAGAACCACCGCATGAGCATCTGCCCGCCGCTCATAATGTCCAAGAACTCGGAGTGGTTGCCCAGTTCCATGTGGTCATTAGGCGACGGCGTAGCCGAGCAACACAGCTTATAGGGCGTGCTGGCGAACGAGTCTTGCAGGAGCCGCCGTGTTGCCCCGGTGAAGTTTTTGAGGATGCTCGATTCGTCCAAAACAACGGCGTCGAAGTGGCCAGCGTCGAAGTGCTTCAGCATGTCGTAGTTGGCGACATTGACGCCCCTGCGAACGTCCTTCTGGCTTCGGCACTGCGTGATTTCAACGCCGAATTTCGCGCCCTCGCCTACAGTCTGCGCGGTAACGGCCAGCGGTGCCAGAATCAGCGCATCGCCGCCAGTATGTCGGCAGACCTGCCGCGCCCATTCCGCTTGCATGGCGGTCTTGCCCGATCCGCACTCCGTGAACAGTGCAAACTTGCCAGCGGTCAGCGCCCGCGTAATGCTTTGCCGCTGGAAGCCGAATAGCTTGCCGTTCAGGTCAAACTCTCCGAAAATTCCGGATGGTTGCGGCTGCACGTGCTTGCCGTCAAGAAACACACGGTAGCCGCTCATGCCCGCACCCCCACCCGCCGCGCACACACCGAGTCAATCCACGCCGACCGCGCCGGGTCATCGTTCCCCCGATCCTGTGCCAACGCCTCCGCCCGCGTCATCGGTGGCCGATCTTCGCCCGTATTCATTGGCACCTGGACGGCGTGCGTTGCCATCGGGCGGCTGTTTTTCAATATTGTCCGCATGGTTGCGGCACCCTTGCGCCCTGCGTCCGTCCGCGCCTTCGTTGCGCACTTCGCGCACATCTTGGAGTAGCGGCGCTTTTGCTCGATCTGGCCGCCACAGCCACACCAGCGGATCTCCTTACGTTCAGCGCGCGTTGTCCTGCGGCATAGAGCACAGCGGGCGTAGCGCATATCGCTCTGTAGCAGCACGGACCCGCACGCGCAGCGTTTGTCTGCCCGGCACGCTTTGCACGTTCCGCGCCGGCGCTCGGTCCATGTGAGCATCAGGCGCTGGCACTGCGTGCATGGCACTGCAGCTTTTGCGCGTAGTTTGTCTCTTTTAACCGCTTGCCGAGCGTTTCCGCACGGCTTGCATATGCTGTTGCCCGGCTGGAATTTATCAGCCAGCGTCGGTATAGGCGTGCCACACCGCTTGCACGGATCTCCTGGCACCCATGGCGTGTATCTCATTTGCTCCCTTTCGTTCAGGCCGTCGGCATTGGCCTGGTTGTTAAAATTTCCAGTCAATCATTTTGGCTTCGGCCGCGGCGATTGCCAGCGCATCGCTCCCGTAATCCTCGTGTAGCCAATTCCCGGCCCAAACGACATACCACCGGTGGCAGTCATAAACGACGCTCCAATCAGCGTTGAAACGCCAAGTTTTCGCGTCGCTTCTGCTCCAACCCCACTTCATTCGCTGCCTTCGTTCTTTATTGCGTCCCGCTCATCAGCCTCATACTGCGCGCCTTCGACTGCCCAGCGCTTCCGCTGCTCACGCGGCGCTGTCTGGTACTCGTCGGCATAGACGCGCTCCAGTTCAGCGATGCGCGCGAGTTGCGGTGATAGGCGGGTCATGCGCGGCGGTCCTTCTCCCACTCGGCCCGCACGGCGGCCACCCACTGATCGCTCGTCCATGCGGCTTCAGACTCCTCCCGCTGTACGCGGATGGCTTCGCGGTGCGGCTCGTTGTCCTCTGTGAACCACCAATGCAATAACTCCAGCGCCTCCGCGCCCATGTCTCCCGCCACGCACTGCTCGCGATAGT